ATGACTAAAATTCAGATCGAAGAAATCACCAACCACCATAACTTTGAAAAACAAGTAGCCCTTGAAGAAGAGATGAGAGGGATGGGGATTGAACGATACAGAACCAACGTCGAGAAAAACCAAGACCGAAACCAAGAGACAAAAAACAGACCAGTACAACGTCTAGTTTCAGAAGCTCATGACAAGATGGTTCAGGCGATTGAAGACTTCATAGCTGAGAGCAACAGTGGCAAAGCAGGGCGCAAGCACGTAGCTCTCAAATACATTCAGCTGCTTGATGATAATGAAGTGCTTGCTCATCTGACGATCAGAGCTGTTCTGGATGGTGTATCTCAGACAGCCATGCTTACAGCTTGCGGACAAGCTATTGCCCAGCTGATTGAAGACGAGATTAACTCTCGCCGGTTCAAGGCGGCTATGCCACGCGCATATAAGAAGTTCAAAGAGAAGGCTTCTCAGCAGACGCTTGATCGTCGTCGTCGCTCTCATCTGCTTATGCCTGCCCAGATGCTTGGAGTTGAGCTTGAAGACTGGGACGTGAGAGAGAAGACACTTTTCGGTATCCGTATGGTGGAACTCTTTGTTGCCGCTACCGGACTGGTGAAAGTCAATCACGTTCATACGACCAAAGGCACCGCTATCGTTATTGAAGCTCACCAAGAGACGCTCGACTGGATTGCGGAAGAGAACAAGCGTGTTGAGTGGATGGCTCCTGTGTTCATGCCGACGATTGTCCCTCCAAAGCCTTGGACTTCTGTTCATGGTGGTGGTTATTGGACACGGCATATTCGTCAGCTGGGTTTGGTTAAGACTTTCAACAACAGCTATATGGAAGAGCTTGAAAGCCGTGAGATGCCGGAAGTGTACGGGGCAGTTAACGCCCTGCAAGAGACGGCTTGGCAGATCAACAAGCCTGTTCTCGAAGTCATGGAGCATTTCTGGGGTATTGGTTCTGAGATTGCTGACCTGCCGACAGGCACTGACAAAGAGATGCCGCCTAAGCCTGTGTGGATGCAGGACGGTCATGTGGCTAAGGAAGACCGCACTCCAGAAATGGAAACGGAGTTGTCAGAGTGGAAGGCCAAAGCCGGTGACATTCATGCCCATAATGGCCGCATGAAAGGTCGTCGTCTGCACCTCCTGCGTATGCTATGGGTCGCTAAGAAGTTTGCCAGTGAAGATGAGATTTATTTCCCTCATCAGCTGGACTGGCGCGGTCGTGCGTACCCTGTTCCTCTGTACCTTCACCCGCAGGGCAATGACTTGCAGCGTGGTCTTCTTACGTTCGCCTCGACTGTCCCGATCAACGACGAAGAGGATGCTCGTTGGCTTGCCATTCACGGGGCTGGACTCTGGGGCGTTGATAAGGTCTCAATGAATGAGCGTGTCGAGTGGATTAACAGCCATGAGGAACAGATCATTGCGGTTGCTAAAGACCCATACGAGAACCGTTTCTGGGCTGATGCTGAGAAGCCTTGGTCTGCACTTGCGTTCTGTCTGGAATGGGCAGCGTTTAAGGCTGAGGGTTACGGTTATCAATCAGCCCTGCCGGTACAGATGGACGGAACTTGTAACGGTTTGCAGAACTTCTCTGCCATGCTTCTGGATGAGGTAGGCGGTCGTGCGGTTAATCTCGTACCGGCAGACAAACCATCCGATATTTATCAGATCGTAGCTGATGTGGTGAATAAGCAACTTGAAGCTGACCTGCATAATGAGACACGACCATCGCGCACAATCAAGATGGAGGACGGCACCACGAAAGAGGTTTTCGGTATGCGTATCTGTGACCTTGCCTCAGCATGGTACGGAAATGTGAACCGTAAAGTCACCAAACGACCAGTTATGACACTGGCTTACGGCGCTCGTCAGTTTGGTTTCGTGTCTCAGATTGAAGAGGACACTGTGAAGCCTTGGCGACAGGAGAAGGCGGAGACATACCCGTTCATCACGACCGGCGAAGACGGCCAGCCTAAAGACTTCGGAGCTGAGGCTTGCCAGTATCTTGGTAAGCTGGTTTGGAACAGCGTAGGGGAGGTTGTTGTGGCCGCTCGTCATGCAATGGACTGGTTGCAAGCAGCTGCTCGTGTGGCTGCTAAAGACGGGCTTCCGGTTAACTGGACAACTCCGACCGGCTTCCTCGTCCAGCAGGCATACCGTGTGCCGAACGTGAAGCAGCTCGACACCACATTTGAAAAGGTACGTATCAAGCCGAAAATTCAGGTCGGGTTAGGTAAAGTAGACAGCCGCCGTCAAGCATCTGGTATCAGCCCGAACTGGGTTCATTCATTGGATGCTTCCCATCTCATGAAGACTATCAATCGCGGTAGTCAGGAGGGGATACAGTCTTTCTCTATGATACACGACAGCTACGGCACTCATGCAGGCAATGCTTGGGCGCTGGCAAGGTATTTGCGCGAAGAATTTGTCCTGATGTATTCACAAGTGGATACATTGGCAGTCTTTAAGGAGGACTTAGCCTCTCAGGTTACTGACCCAGAGTTGATACCAGCGCTACCAGCGAAAGGAAATCTCGACCTCAGTCTTGTGCTGGAGAGTGATTTCTTTTTCGCCTGATCTATCCACAAGTGAATAATAAACTGGAGGGAGTTTGATTACCCCCTCCTTATGCAATTCGATTTTTAACATACAAAACACATCAAGCAGGACTTTTAAAAATGACCACCACCAAAACCCCGATCATCACAATCAAGAACAATGCAGCAATCACCAGTAGCCAGCATGTTGCTGAATATTTTGGGAAGAAACACTACAGCGTTCTTGAAGCTATTGACGCATTGATTGCAGCTGAACCGTCCATAGCCCAGAATTTCATGGTCAATGAGCTTGAAGCCAAAGTCGGCTTCGGAACCCGTAAAGTTCGTGCCTTCAATATGACCCGTGATGGTTTCACGCTTCTCGCAATGGGCTTCACCGGTAAGAAGGCGCTGGGCTTCAAGCTCCAGTACATTCAACAGTTCAATATCATGGAAGAAATGCTCAAGGCTCCGGTTAAAGAGCAGCCTAAGGCAGAAGCTATGGTGCCGTTGAGCGTGGTCGCAAACATTCTACGAACTGTTGCCGATCAATTGGAAGGTGTGGTCGCTATTAATCAGGCAGAACAACCAGCGCAACTGGTGAAGCCAACAGATTACAGCAACGACCTTACACCGATGTACACAGCTCGTCAGCTGGTAGCAAAGGGTTTCATCAAGGACATGAACTCGCAGGAAGTCGGTATCGTCCTGAGTCAGCATTGTACCAAGAACGGCTTCATTCGCGGGGAGTCAAAGAATGGTGGCTTCAAGTGCTTCACCTATTCACGCGCTGCAATCCAAGACTGCTTCGCCTGCTTCGAGTGATTACCCCCTCCTTATGCAATTCAAAATTTCATTGTCAGGAACAATTCAAATGATGCCGAAACATTCGTTTAAGGTAGGCGACCTCGTGCGCCATAAAGATGGTCATCCATTCGTGGGTACTAACAAAAGACAATCAAGAGTGACTGGTTTTGACCGTGGTACGGTCGTGCTTGCTGATGGTATCGGCAAGTGGTGGCCACAGTATCTGGTCAAGGTAGAAGAGACACCTCCATTTAAATCAGACTGGGACACAGCAACCCGTGGTGAACGCATGTCCGATACAACAGGGCGTGTGATTTTCAAATACCAGATGCCGGTTCTTGAAGAGTTCACAATGGAACTCCCTAAGGGCGCACAAATCATTCGCGTTCAAGATCAAGGCGGCATGTTCTGGTTGTGGGCGGTTATTGATACCCGCGCACCGAAAGAAGCCCGTCACTTCCGCGCCTTCAAAACAGGCGGTCATATCCCCGACGACTTAACCCTAAACTACATCGGCTTCTGTGCAGTTCATGTTCAGATGGAGCTGGGTCTCTATATCTTTGAGGTACTTTAACATGGACTATACACCACACATTTACGGCGAAGCTCCGAAGAACCTCGGCCAGTTTGACTTTGACACAAGCGAGATGATGTTCTGGCTTTACTGCCCGATCAAGTTGCCGAACGGTCGCCGGTGTCTCCCTGACAACCTAAAGAAGTTTGATAAGTTCGTTCAGTATTGCATCGAAGACCTTATCAATGAGTTCGGTATTGACCGTTGGGAGAACAGCTACGTTTATCTCTCGGCTAAGTCGATGCATGTTTCCAAAGAAGCGCAGGGCAATCGCCTTGGTTGGCACTCAGACGGTTTCCTCACGAACGATCTGAATTATATCTGGTGCGACTTGAACCCTACCGTCTTTTTCGAGAGTGATGAACGGTTGAAGTTACCGGCTGACCACACTCAATCTGCACGGGTTATGGACATAGCCTTAGAAGAATTTCCTGAACACCACAAACGCTACCCGACTAAGACCCTTCTGCGTCTTGACCAAACTGTTCTTCACAAGGTCGAACCTAATGCGCAGTCCGGTGTTCGTACTTTCCTTAAGCTGTCTATCTCAGACAAGCCTTATGCCCTCAAAGGTAACTCAATAAACCACGGCCTGCACACAGGCTTTGATTACCAAGACCGCCAGCCGGAACGTAACTGTCCGCAAGGCCGGTAATTACCCCCTCCATATGCAATTTCCCACGAGGCTTTCATGAACTCCCCAGAAACACTGGGGTTTGCGACACCGCTCGGCCAAGCAATAGCGCTTTGGTCGCAGGGTAAACGCATCCCTATGACAATCGCGGCTGAGCTTTTGCGAGAAGGTTATGACCTCACATCGCTCGAACGCCGCCACTTCAAACTCAGCTAATTAGCACTCAACTTATCGAGAAAGAGAATCCAAATGACAAAGTTTAAAGCAGGCGACAAAGTTCGCGTAATCACTGATCGCCACGGTAAAAGCCAAAAAGGTTTGGTTGGGGTCGTACAGCGTCCGTATACTCATTCCAGTGATTACGATGTATGGGTCAAGTTCGAAAGACAACAGATGACTGGTTGCCTACAGATCGCCCATGAAAATTGCTATGCTGATACAGCCCTCGAACTTGTAACCGACAAACAGGTTACAGCATGGATGGTCGCATTGGTTGAAGACGGCGTGTTCAAACCAAGCGCTGCCCCTAAGCGTCACGCAACACAGGCCGAAGCTGTTACTGAAGCTACCCGTTTGGCCTCTGTTCATGGCGGTGAATATCACGTTCTCAAATCAGTTGCTGCTGCCGCTCGTCCAGTGCAGCCGGTGACTGTGACTACCTTCTCCTAACCTCCACTCCAAACCCACAACAATCAAAGCCCTTGGCCTCACGGTCAGGGGCTTTTTCTATTTCTAAGCAGGACAAACTATGGCTGAAAAAAAGAAACGCATTAGCATGACAACCCCGAAGGGTGTCTTTGTATTTCCTAAGCTGACCAAGCCGGATTACGGTAATGCGGAATATCCAAAACCAGACGGTGAGTATTCAGTGAACCTGAGTATGCAAGCCGATGATAAGGCAACTCAGGCTTTCTTGAAGGCGCTCCAGCAGCACTATGATGAAGCTATCGCGGAAGCTGAGAAAGAGTTTAAAGGTCTCAAGGTAGAGACCCGTAAGAAGCTCGGTGAAGTCAAGACAAACCCGCTCTACACAACTGTGTACGATCAGGAAACCGAAGAACCGACCGGCGAAATTCGTTTCAAGTTCACAATGAAAGCCTCCGGTACGCGCCGTGCTGATGAAAGTAAGTGGTCTGCGAAGCCTGCTATCTTTGATGCTAAAGGCCGCCCGATGGTCAAGGTTCCAGACATTTGGTCAGGCACCGAGGGCAAGGTTTCATTCTCACCTTCTGCATATTTCATTCCGGGCACAGGCGCTGCCGGTCTCAAACTGAACCTCAATGCTGCACAGATTATTGATCTGGTAGCGAACGGCACACGCTCTGCAACCTCTTACGGCTTCGGTGCTGAGGAAGGTTATGAATACGAGCCTAATGAGTTCGACCCTGAAAACGATGCTGATGACGAGGATGAAGATACAACCACCTCGAAACCTCAGCAGGATATTGACGACGACATTCCGTTCTAATGACATTCCGCACCCCTGCATCAAAGCTAAAGCAGGTCGGTATTAAAGAAGGCTACCGCTCAGGTCTTGAAGACAAGGTAGGTGATCAGCTGAAAGCTAGGGGTATCGACCCTCAGTATGAGCAGCACAAGATCAAGTACACTGTCCCTGAGCGGCCAGCTACTTACACCCCTGACTTCCTTTTACCGAACGGTATCTTTGTTGAAACCAAAGGCCGCTTCACTTCCGACGACCGTAAGAAACACCGTCTTATCAAGGCACAGTTTCCGCATCTCGATATTCGATTTGTGTTTTCCAACGCACTAGCCCGTATCAGCAAGGTCTCAAAGACGACCTATGCCGACTGGTGCGAGAAGTACGGTTTCAAATTCGCATCAAAACTTATCCCAGAAAAATGGATTAATGAGTAAACTGTTCACTCCACGGAAGCTGACAGAATACATCGCCGTTCATGCCTCTGCCACCCAGCCAAAGATGGATGTGGGTGTTAAAGAAATCAGGCAGTGGCACCGCGCTCAAGGCTGGACTGACATTGGCTACCATTACGTAATTCGTCGTGATGGTACGCTTGAAGTTGGTCGCCCTGAGGACGTGGTAGGCGCTCATGTATCAGGCTTCAATAATAACTCTATCGGTATCTGCCTTGTCGGTGGTGTCGATAGTAAGCTCAAAGCAGAAGACAATTTCACCTCGGCTCAGTATGCTGAGTTGGCAGTACTACTGCGTAAGCTCAAAGCCAAATACCCTAAAGCAATCATTCAAGGACACCGCGACTTCCCGAAGGTGAAGAAGGACTGTCCTTGCTTTGATGTTCGTAAATGGATTGCAGAGACAGGTGTCTTCGATACCTCCAATGCAAAGCCACTTCCTAATGCCCGCTCGGTAGAAGTGAGCAAGGAAAACAACACAGTGTACTCCATTGCAAAACGCTATGGCTACACGGTCGCTGAAATCCTCAAAGCAAACCCAGCTCTTAACCCAGCAAAGTTGCAGTACGGTCAGGTGATCATCCTGCCGGACTGATTACCCCCTCTATATGCAATCAAAATTCATCAGCCCTTGGCCTCACGGTCAGGGGCTTTCGTCGTTTTTACGAACTCAACAAGTGAGAAAAGAATGAGTAAATTTAAAGTTGGTGATCGTGTCACTTTCGCTGTTCTCCCGAAGCGTTTTTTCGTTTCGCCGGAAGTTCTCGGTATGGACGGAACAGTGACTGAGATGCTGTATGTCAGTGACGATCATGGTCAGATGGTTGAAGTTGATTTTCCTCAAATTGGCTATAGTCAATCAATCCCCACGGATTGTCTTGAGCCAGTCGTTGTTAAGAAGCCTCGTAAGGTTTCCTCTAACGCTAAGTCTCAGATCAATCGCATCCTCCAGTATCTGCTGACCGGCAACTCGCTGACACCAGTCAAGGCCATTACCCTGTTCGGTGCATACCGTCTGGCCGCTCGTATCTATGAACTTCGTGCAGCCGGTCACAAGATCAAGGCGGTCAATAAGACTGACTTGAACGGTCGCGTCTATGCTGAATACACGCTGCGTAAAGCTGGTCGTGTGGGAGCGTGACGATGAACCAGCAGCAGACAAAATACACACTCTCTCGTGTCGATGCAGTTGAAAGCCGGAAGCTCTTAGAACTCAAAAAAGAGTATACAGTTCCGGCGAAGATTATCACCCATGAAGAAGCGCAGCAGCTTATCCTTAAAAAGAAAGTGCCGCTTAAAGCTGTCTCTAACACTGAGAGCTTTGATAGCTACAGCCGGTTACGTGACTTCTTTGACTTCTCTAAATTTCATTATGGTGAGTCATTTAAGGACGGTTACGCGGAAGCTGTGGATGCACTCAAGTCACAGGCTAACCGTGTTCGCGATGAAATTGTGCTGGGCGATAATGCTCAAGCATTGGCGCTCCTCCGCGAATTTGCGGGTGAATAAATAATCATGACAGACGACAGCTCCTTCATTCGTAAGGAGCCTTGTCCAGCTTGCGGTTCGAGAGACAACCTCGCTCGATATACAGACGGCCATGCCTACTGCTTTGGGTGCGAGTATTACGAACCCGCTGACGGCTCCGATACTAATCAACCGAAAAAGAAATCAACTATGTCCGCTGACTTCCTGACAGGTGAGTTCCGCGCTATCAAAGCACGGTCACTGAACGAAGAAACTTGCCGTAAGTTCGGCTACACAATAGCCCGAAATAAGCGCGGTGAGTTGGTGCATGTGGCACCTTACTACGATACTGACGGTTCTCTATGCGGTCAGAAACTACGTGGTGCTGAGAAAGACTTCTCGGTTATTGGTAATATCACAAAGAAATCTCAGCTCTTCGGCCAGACACTCTGGGGTGAGGGTGGCCGTAAGGTCATCATCACCGAAGGCGAGATTGATTGTCTCTCTGTATCTCAAGTGCAGGGTAATAAATGGCCAGTGGTATCTGTCCCGAATGGGGCGCAAGGTGCCAAGGACGCAATCTCTCGACACCTTAAATGGCTATGTTCATTTGAAGAAGTCATTCTCTTTTTTGATATGGATGACGCAGGTCGTAAGGCAGTCGCGGATTGCGCCCCGCTGTTCCCAGCTGGCAAGTGCAAGATCGCCACTATCTCCGGTGCTAAAGACGCGAACGAACTTCTCATGGCTAAACGAGGTCAGGAGATTATCGACGCAATATGGCAGGCGGCTACGTTCCGACCAGACGGTGTGGTGAGCTTCAAGGATATTAAAGAAGCTGCCCGTAAGCCGATTGAATGGGGTCTGGGCTGGTGCATAGAGAAACTCACTCAGCTGACATACGGTCGGCGCTTTGGTGAAATCTATGCGCTTGGTGCAGGTACCGGTATTGGCAAGACGGACTTCCTTCTCCAGCAGATGCAGTATGACATTATTGATCTGCGTGAAAAGGTGGGTGTGTTCTTCCTTGAACAGAACCCAGTGGAAACAGCTAAGCGCCTTGCCGGTAAATTGGCTGGGCAGCGCTTCCACATTCCCGATGCAGGCTGGACAGAAGACCAGCTCACTGAGGCGCTTGACGCTTTGGATAGTGACAAACTGTATCTCTATGACAGCTTCGGTGCGACTGACTGGGAAGTTATCAAGCCGACAATCCGTTTCCTCGCTCACTCCGAGGGTGTGCGGGTATTCTATCTTGACCATCTGACAGCTCTTGCGGCTGCTGAGCAGGATGAAAAGAAAGCTCTCGAAACGATCATGGCAGACATTGCTACGACCGCTAAAGAGCTGAACATTATCATCCACCTTGTTTCCCATCTAGCGACCCCTGAGGGTAAGTCCCATGAAGAGGGCGGTCGTGTGATGATCAAGCACTTCAAAGGCTCCCGCGCTATCGGTTTCTGGTGTCACTATATGTTCGGCATGGAGCGTGACCAGCAGGCCGAAGACGAACGCTTACGTACAGTCACAACCTTCCGTGTCTTGAAGGACAGGTACACGGGACAGGCGACAGGTCAAGTAATCTACCTCGGATATGACCGCGAAACTGGTCGTATGTATGAGACCAGCGCTGACTTCGGAGACGAGTCGAAAGGCGCAGATTGTCCATTCTAACCCTACCTCCAGAGGGCTTGATGGACTGCTACGCCAGACGAGTGACTATGACCTCCATGCTCTATTACGGATGCGGTCTGAATGTCATCTCCGATGCTGAGTTTGATGATTACTGTAAGCAGCTTGTCGCCAATTGGCACCTCCTAACTCCCCTCCGTAAATGGTGCTTAGGCACACCGGAAGAACTCTCAGCGAGTGGTTATCACTGCCGTATTACGCAGGCTGGGGTAGGGGGTGCAGTGGCTTGGTACGAGAAAGTTCACGGCCAGATCGACGGTAGAATTTACCGTTCCAAAGAATACATCTTTAGCAAAAAGCATCATGTGAGTTGGTTGAAAGTGACCGACTTTCATCTCCAACAAAGCTGAGGCGCGGTCTCCGAAGGGACAGCTGCGCCTTTATTTATCCACTTGTGAATAGTTACTCCAGCGAGAGGACACCATGACACCCCGATATTATTTTGACTGTGAGACAGATGGTCTCCTAGAAAGTGTTACGGTATTACATTCTCTAGTAATTAAGCAGGTCGATGGTGCTGAGTATTTCTCATGCACTCCGCACAACTACATTTCAAATGACCCATTCGTTCATACTTACATGAGTGTTGAACAGGCGCTGGAAGCGCTGATGGGCGCGGATGAAATCATCGGCCACAATATTATTAAATACGATATTCCGGCTCTACAGAAATTGTATCCGTGGTTTCAGCCTAAGGGCAAAATCACAGACACACTGGTAATCAGCCGCTTCCATTGTCCGGCACTTGTTGACTTCGATATGACACAAGTGCGTAGGGGGAAATTCCCATCAAAGCTCGTAGGCTCTCATAGCCTGAAAGCTTGGGGCTATCGTCTTGGTGTCCTCAAAGGTGAGTTCGGTGATACTGACGATTGGTCAGAATGGTCACATGAAATGCAGACTTACTGCGAACAGGACGTGACTGTTACCGAAGCTCTCTATCTCCGCTTAACCCGTAACGGCCTACCTGAGAAAGCTCTCTGGGTGGAACACGAGTTCGCTAAGATCATCGGTATGCAGGAGCGGAACGGCTTCGCCTTCGATGAAGAGGCCGCTTACAGATTATACCGAACATTGGTTTCACGCCGTCTTGAGCTGGCTCAGGAGCTGACCACTGCTTTTCCTCCCGTTGAAAAGACGGAGGTCTTCACGCCGAAGGTAAACAACAAAGCTAAAGGTTACATCAAAGGACAGCCATACATCAAACGATGGGAGGTGGAGTTTAACCCTTCATCCCGTCAGATGATTGCGGAGCGTTTGAAAGCGCTGGGCTGGGAGCCATCTGAGTTTACCCCATCCGGTCAGGCAAAGGTCGATGAAACAACACTCTCAGCCTTGCCTTACCCAGAAGCCAAACTACTGGCCGAACACTTCCTTGTAGAGAAGCGCATCGGGCAGTTGGCAGAAGGTGATCAGGCTTGGCTCAAACTTGTGCGTAAAGGACGCATACATGGTTCAGTCAATACTAACGGCGCTGTCACTGGGCGCTGCACTCATTCTAATCCTAATGTCGCTCAAGTACCTAAAGTCGGTAGTCCATACGGTGCTGAAAGCCGGTCGCTGTTTACTGCTTCCCGCAATCGAAAGCTGGTGGGCGTTGACCTTTCAGGGCTGGAGCTTCGATGCCTCGCTCACTTCATGTCGTATTATGATGACGGGGCTTATGGAAAAGTTATCCTTGAAGGGGACGTTCACTCGGTCAACCAACAAGCAGCTGGCTTACCAACCCGCGATAACGCCAAGACCTTTATCTACGCCTTCCTTTATGGAGCTGGTGACGAGAAAATTGGCAGCATCGTCGAGCCTGACTCCACCCCCGCTCGTCAGAAGCAGATTGGTAAAGCTCTCAAAAAGAAATTCCTGAAACAGACCCCAGCGCTCAAATCTTTGCGCGATATGGTGATCGCCCGTGCAGAAGCAAACGGGTATCTAATTGGTCTGGATGGAAGACGGCTTCACGTCCGCTCTTCACACTCTGCTCTGAATACACTTCTCCAGTCAGCTGGTGCGCTTATTTCAAAGGTAGCCACTATTTTGGCGTATGAGAAACTATCCACTTGTGGATATGTCTTCGGTAAAGATTACGCTTTCGTCGCTCATATTCATGATGAAATTCAGTGTGAGTGCCTCCCGTCAATCGCGGAAGAGGTAGGGCAGACGATTGTCGAAGCCATGAGAGACACAGGAAAGTTCTTTGAGTTCCGCTGCCCGATTGATGGTGAATACAAGATTGGCTCAAACTGGATGGAGACGCACTGATGCTCGAAGTCCTTGAGTACGCTCATCAGAACCCCTTCAAAACTAAATCGAACTTCGCTCGTGACTATGCCGACATGATTGCGGCTGCTGCCAGCGAAGGCTTCCTCTCAACAAAAATTGCAGAAGAGTCCTATTTGCGCGTGTGGATGATCACACCCAAAGGGCTTTCCTATCTCTACGCATTACAAGGAAAAGACCATGAGTAAACTGTTTGCTCCGCTCGCTATTCTCGCCGTGTTCCTCGCTGGAGCTGCCGGTTACGTGATGAATCTCATCGACCTCGTGAACTGGACTGCACCCATTTCCGGTGAGGTTGTTGTCCGCTGTATCGGTGTGATTATTCCTTTGATTGGTACGTTTATGGGCTGGTTCTTCTGAGGTGCGAAATGACCACTAAGCATTTTGTTGTCATGTCGAAACCAAACTGTCCCGCTTGCGTGAAAACTAAAGCTGTCCTTGATCTGGTCGGTTCCACATACACTGAGCTGGACGTTTCAGAAAATGAAGCTCTGCGCACTTTCTTGCAGTTGTCCGGTGTCCGCTCAATGCCTCAGGTGTTCTTAAACGGAACTCTGATTGGCGGTTATGAAGCGGTGCTAGATCACCTAGGTATTCGCAGATGA